TTTGATAAATATTATGGACTCAATGAAAAACACATCAGCCTTATTCAGGAAGCCTCCACAACAGGGAGAACTATTTCCCCTTTCGGACGAGTGCACGAACACGAGCCCGTCAGGGGCGAGTGGAACGTGTCGGATATTACAAACCACATTAATCAAGGACTCGGCGCAGATGTCATGGTTATTGCAAGAATATCCTTCGCTAACCGATGGATAAACTCAGGCTTAGAAGGGAAACTAATATCAACAGTACATGATAACATCATTGTAGATACACCTGAGAAGAATGTAATGGATACAACTAAATTATTCCATGAAACATTCAGAGATTTACCTAAAGCAATATCCAAAACCTATAAACTAGATTGGAGTTTGCCTTTATTGTGTGAAGTAAAAGCTGGAAATAATCAAAAAGATTTGACAGAAGTAATATTATAATATATAATAACATCTTTAACGGAGAACAAATGATTTTATTGAATAAAAAATATTCAGATGAATCTTTAATAGATGCAGAAGAAGATCTTTCTTATGCTATATTAGAAAACACTATTGATATTCCATTAGATGAAAATGGATTTCATATAGGAACATTTACAGTAACACTTACATGGGAAAAAGAATGAAATTTAACATCAGTATTATTAATGTATCACAACAAACTAAACCTACAGCTAAAGGTTCTTATACTCTGCTTGATGTAGCATACAAGAATGAAACTTCTGGTAAGACAGAAGGCAAAAAGATTATGTCTTTTGCTCAGAAAGAAACCTTTGATACTCTTTCTAAAGCAACTTCTGGACAATCGTACATCATTGAAAGTGTCAAGAATGAGCAATCAGGTTATTGGGATTGGATTGGAGCAGAACTTACTACAGGAGAATCACAACCAGTGGCAGCAAATAAACCAACAGGCAATGCTACTCCAAAGAGTACCTATGAAACAGCAGATGAACGAGCAGCACGGCAAGTATTAATTGTTCGACAGTCTTCATTAACTGCTGCAATTAATAGTCTACCAGAGAAAGCACGTGATCCAGAAACTGTTAAGAAAGTTGCACAACAATACGTTGATTGGGTCTTTCAAAAAGACACTCCTAATCCAGATTTCTCGGATATGGAAGATGATGTTCCCGTCTAATGCAGCTATTAATTGATGCTGATTTAGTTGATAAAATAGGACATACTTGGATGGCTAAATCAGGCCATGCCAAATGTTCTATTGGTCATCAACAAGATCAACTAGTTCATAGACGAATTGTTGAGTTTGTATTAAAACGTCCACTGAAATCTACTGAACATGTTCATCATGTCAATGAAAATAAACTAGATAATCAACGACGTAATTTGGTTGTTTGTACCAATGCTTATCACCAAATGATACACGCAAGACAACGAAGTTTAAATGATGGATATAATCCAACTACACATCATTATTGTACTCATTGTAAAGAATATCATTTAAAAGAAGCATTTCCTAAAAATAAAAATGCTTGGAATGGGGTACATAATATGTGTAAGGTATCGTCTAATGAAGCTCGTCGAGGAAAAGGATATAAATAAATGCAGTTGCTGATCGACGCCGACCTCATCGCGTACCGCAGTGCTGCATCAGTTGAACCACATGGAGAGGAAGAGATAGCAATACTTCGTTGTGATAGATTGATGCAGCAATTGTTATATGAAACAGATTCAGAAAGCTACCTTAGTTTTATAACAGGACATGATAACTTTAGACGTACTCTTAATCCTGAATATAAAGCTAACAGAAAAGATATTGAGCCACCTAGATTTTTACAACAATGCAAGGCATTTTTAATTCAAGAATGGTACACAACCATTGCACATGAATGTGAAGCAGATGATTATCTAGGTATCGCTCAAACTGAAGACACCATGATTGCTTCTTTGGATAAAGATTTATTAATGATTCCAGGGTGGCATTACTCATGGGAAATATCTGGAAACAACTGGACAAAGGCAGCTAACAAACAATATGTATCTCCCACACAAGCACTAACTACTTTCTATAAACAAATGTTAATTGGGGATGTATCGGATAATATATTCGGTGTTAATGGTATAGGTAAGGTTAAAGCAGCTAAACATTTAGATCATATAGAAACAGAAGAAGAAATGGTTGACATTGTTTTCTCTCTTTATAATGAGGATGCTGCTAAATTTTATCTGAATGCTCAGTGTTTGTGGATTTTACAAAAAGAAGGAAAAACATGGGCACACAGAAGCAAAGACTTGACTTTACCATCCCTATTGAGACAAGAGGTGGATCAGAAGTTAAGTTTTATGAAATTTATGATGGACGATATATCAATGGAGCCTATTACGAATCATCCGAAGACATCTGGTATCCCTGTCAGTGGGGTTACAACGGACTTTATGGAGATCGAATATCTGCCTTAGATCTATGTAACTGCATTCCTCAAGAGAAAGAGTATGCATGAGTGAGTGGAGTGAAGGTCGTATCAAAGGCTTTATCACCAGCGTCTTGCGCTCCGGCGCAAGACGTTGGCCACCTAAATTTGAGACTTTAAATGATGCTTGTATAGGACAAAAGATAAATGAGAAAACTGGAAGGCTTGCAAAACATTACGAATGTAACATTTGCAAACAAGAGTTCACATCCAAGGACATAGAAATTGATCACATTATTCCTATCGTTGATCCTGCTTTCGGTTTTATCAATTGGGATGATTTTATTCAGAAGCTTTATTGTTCTAAACAAAATCTACAAGCTATTTGTAAATCATGTCATAAAATAAAAACAAAAAAAGAAAGATATAACAAATGAGACGTAATGCTCTTTGGAATTGTAAGAATCCTTTTCAAGGGAAGTATAAGAAAGTATTATGTGTCTGTTCGGCAGGACTACTACGCTCTCCTACTTTAGCCTGGATTCTTGGTAATAACGGATACAACACTAGGGCAGCAGGCATCCAGGATTATGCTCTTATTCCTGTAGATGAAGTTTTAATTGAATGGGCTGACATCATTGTGTTTGCAGCACAAGAACACTACGATGCTTTTGCCGCACATTATCCACACACTAAACCTAAATATCACATCCTAAATATTCCAGACATCTATGAATATCGAGATCCAAAACTAATTAAAATTGCAGAAGAAAAACTACAAAAGGCAGGACTTATTTAATGCGTACCCATTTTGTGATACCTGATTGCCAGGTTAAACCTGGACAGGATAATACATTTCTAAAAATCATTGGAGAATACATTGTACATAAGAAACCTGATGGGACACATCTTATAATTCCTGATTGCCAGGTTAAACCTGGACAGGATAATACATTTCTTAGAGTTATAGGAGAATACATTGTACACAAAAAGCCAGACGTTGTTATTTGTCTGGGGGATTTTGCAGATATGCCAAGCCTGTCTTCTTATGACTTTGGAAAAAGAAGCTTTGAAGGCAGGCGTTATAAAGACGACATCAATGCGTCGCATGAAGCAATGGCTACTCTCCTTGAACCCATGGAAGACTATAACTACCATGCTAAAAAGAATAAAAAGAAACTATATACCCCAGAAATGCACTTGACTTTAGGTAATCATGAGGATAGAATTACACGTGCAACAAACAATGATCCTAAACTTGACGGAACAATTGGAATTGAGGATTTAAAATATGAGGAGTTTGGCTGGACTGTCCATCCATTTCTGGAAGTTGTACTTATTGACAGCATTGCTTATAGTCATTACTTTACATCTGGAGTTATGGGTAGGCCAGTGACCTCAGCGAGGGCACTGGTCACCAAGAAACACATCTCTTGTGTTCAAGGGCATCATCAAAAGATGGAGATTTATAATGAGTATAGGGCAGACAATAAATGCATTACTGGACTCTTTGCTGGATGCTGTTATCTACACGACGAAGAATATCTTGGTGCCCAAGGGAACACTCACTTTAGAGGAATTCACATGCTTTACGAAGTTGATGACGGTGCCTTCCAATGCCACAGTATTACCTTGGGTTACCTTCTTAGACGACATGAACGAGGGCTACATAGTTGAACGAGAAGATTACCTTTAAACCACACACCTATCGGTGTAAGAAATGTGAAAGTTATTTTCATTCTAGTTATCCAGGTGAATTTGTTAGGTGTACTTGTGGAGACTGTGCTGTAGATGAAACCCTATGGTATGTACGCCACATAGGAGGAGAAAGAGAAGAGGTTAAAAATGATTGATCGTAATTGGAAAGCTATTCTAAAGAACGCATATAGTATGAGACTAATGCTTGCATCAGGTGGTTCTGCTATAATTTGTGCAGTACAAACAGAGAATCCTTATGCCATCTTGGCAGCTATCTTATCTTTCGTAGGTATGGTTCTGCGAGTAGTGGTACAGCCTGTTCTCCGAGAACAATTTGAAAACGAAAAAGATTGTATCAATAATTTGAATAGTCCATAATGGCATGAGATTTCTGAATGAATATAAAGAAGAGTTACGCGATTATGATGTGTGCGACTTGATAGATCAATTTGATATAACATCTGCGGATATAGTGGATAGGTTTCATGATCGTGTAGAGAAATGGTATAACTCTTTAGAAGAAGAATATGAACTTGAAGAAGACTATTGGGACGAAACGGAAGAATAGCAGGATTGCTCCTGCCCCCTCTTCTGACGAGAATAAAAAAGGTAAGAAGTCCTATCGCCTTCGTAAACAACTAGAAGAAGAACAACAAAAAGAAATGAAAGAATATGAAAGTTCTCGTAGCTTGTGAGTATAGTGGGAGAGTAAGAGAAGCATTCAGAGCACGTGGTCATGATGCTTGGAGTTGTGACTTACTAGAAATTAATACAATTGATAAAGGACAGCCATTTTGCAAGTCAACAGATTTAAAACTTCATTCGCCGAGCGAATCTTCCAAGGTAAATATGCCCAAGGAACAAGTGATACATGGGACGCGCTTGCGGAACGAGTTGTGGAGGATGTATGTGGAAGTAGATGGGGTACAGAAAGGCCCCTCATGGATTCAGATGAGCGGTAGCAGGCGTTCTGCAATATACGCCTCGCTCAACTGGCTGCATGAAGACATTCCAATGTTCCTCAAGGTAAAAAATTGGTCAGAGCAAATACGGAGTTTGAAAAACGACAATTTTAATTTCCCTGCGGCATTAGACATGACTAACATCAGTGTCAACTACGATGATAAGTGGTTGTTCAATGCGGACAGAGCTAACTTACATACCTTTAAAGAGAATTGTAAGCAGGCTATGATGACAGGGGAACCTGGATTCAGTTTTAACTTTGGAAAGAAACAGAATGAAACACTTAGGAATGCTTGTACAGAGGTTACATCGGAAGATGATAGCGACGTATGCAATCTCGGTTCTATCAATCTTGGCAATATATCATGTTTGGAAGAGTTCCGGAGAGTGGTTATTCTGGCAAGCAAATTTCTCGTCTGCGGAACACTCAGAGCCGACCTACCCTACGACAAAGTGTATAAAGTTAGGGAGAAAAACCGAAGGTTGGGTCTTGGACTCATGGGAATACACGAGTGGCTCTTACAACGAAAGTATGGATATGAAGTAACACCTGAGTTACATCAATGGTTAAAGGTATATAAAGATGATTCTGAGACAGCAGCTAATGATCATTGCGAAAGATTGTACATCAGCCGCCCTGTTGCCTATCGAGCAATTGCTCCAACCGGAACAATTGGCATTCTTGCAGGAACAACTACAGGCATTGAGCCTCTCTTTGCAGTTGCATATAAACGACGTTACCTTAGTGAGGGAACGAAATGGAAGTTTGAGTATGTAGTAGACAGCACCGCTGATCTACTCATCAAAGAACATGGATTAGATCCAGATATAATTGATACAGCTTATAAACTAAGTCATGACTACGAAAGAAGAATTAAATTTCAAGCAGACGTACAAGATTACGTGGACATGTCAATCTCTAGTACAATCAATTTACCTGCGTGGAACACTAAAGGAAATACTGAAAGCGATGTGCAACGATTCGCATCCACTTTGGCAACGTATGCCCCTAGGCTCAGAGGATTCACATGTTACCCAGATGGAAGTAGAGGAGGTCAACCCTTGACAGAAGTTTCTTATGAAGAGGCAATGAAACATAAAGGGACTATTTTCGAGGAGAATATAGATGTAGCTTGTAAGGGAGGTGTGTGTGGCATCTGATGATGTGCAAGTAGGAGGTACCCATTACCTAAGCAAGACAGTGCAGCCTTGGGAGGCTATGGAATCATGGCTATCCCATGAAGAATTCATTGGCTATCTTCGTGGTAATGTGATAAAATATCTAGCTAGATGTAATGAAAAAGGAGGTGTTGATGACCTCAAGAAAGCTCAACATTACTTAAGTAAGTTGATAGAAATACTAACTAAATAAGAAGAATAATAAATGTTCGTAAGAGTAGATTTTATTAGTGGTGTTATGATTGGCCTTGAGTTTCTATGGCGTGAACAAATTGTAGTCTTTGACTTGGGTATTGTCCGTGTATTCTTAGGTAAGATTCCCCGCAAAGAAGCATGATCTTGTGGACAGATGGAATTTTATTTGTGTATATATGTTTTATGATTTATATTTTATTTTAGAAAGAAAACAATGAACGAAATGTTAAAAGAGTTTTTGAATTTGGAAGTTGAGAAGTACCTAGCTATTCAAACAGCAGAACTTCCACCTAACTAATAAGTTTCCTTCTCAGTAGGAAAGCAGCAAAAAGATAGCCCCTTCTCGAAAGAGTTGGGGCTTTTCTTTTAGAATGGAAAATCTGGAGGGGCGTCCATTCCTGTTATAGCTTCGTGCCATCTAGGCGCATAGTCAGGTAACTGAGAACCATACCCACCTACATCAGGTTCACCCCAATTATCCATGTGACTTTGTTTAAATGCTTTCATCTCTGCTTTAGCTTTAGGAGAGAATTCCTCTAATCTATCTAGTAGCTTTTGACTATATCCCATTGCTTGTGGATCGTCCGCAAATTCTAATTCTACATGTCTTTTATGATCTTTCGCCACGTTGTACATTACTTCATCTGAATGCAGAAGATCTCTAGCTATTTCATCTTGTGCTCGATAGGCTCTATTAGGCCCATCAAAAACATGACTAGATCTCGTATTTATTTCATCTAAATATTCAGCCAGACTATTATACTTATGTTTAACGGTAGAAACAGCAGCATTGTCAACTACATGTGCAGCAGCTTTAGGTGCTACATGTTCTGCTTCCTTAACAAAACTTCTAAGAACAGCGGGAGTGGCAACCGTAGCTGCTGCTCCTGCTCCTAATGCTCCAGCCTTCTTCATAAACTCTCTACGTGATAGATTAGTGCCGACAGAATCTATTAAGCTAGTAGCACCTTTACCGGCAAGTTTAGTTGTACCTACACCAAGACCTAAAACATCAGCAAGGGTCATTCCAAGGTCAGCAGAGCGTTTGTCTAGAGTGTAAGTACCCAACCCACCTGTAGCCCTATTCCCTCCTCTAATTGCAGAGGAAGGGTTGTAGGACATGTCATCCATAAGTTCAGGAGACTTGCCCATTAGAAGCTCTCCTAAACCAGTTCCCCCAATGAGGGGAACAAAGTTAGGAACAGAAGCTTTATCACCAAAACCTTTTACTGAATGCAGAATGTCTGCTAAATAGCCTAGAGAATTTCTAGGTGATGCTTGTAAATTATCCATTATCTTTGACTCTGCCTTATAGCGTTTCTAGTTTTAAGGCCCTTAGATACCTGACCTTTCTCGTTAACTATCTGTGCAATTTCCATAGGAACAATACGTTTGAATCCAGCACTCTCCAAAGCTCCGATAATTTCCTGAGCAGAGACGTATTTAATCTGTGCCATCTTCTGAATATACTTATTCCCATCACCAGTTTCTACAGCTAG